TCATTTGATTACCTTCAGGATCAGTATACATAACACCTTCCATCATAGCTTCTTCTGCTTGCTTCTGCATAGCTTTTTCTTCTTTAGATGGAAGTTTAATTGCAGGAGCTTCTGGTTCAGGAAGATCTCGTTGTCTCTCTTCAAATAACTGTTTAACTCTTTCAATTGTTGTTAAACCACCATCAGCTGCACCTAATCTATAAGCTTGAGGTAATGTAAAATATAATTCATTAGGTTTACTATAACCTAAAGCAGCTTTTCTAATTCCTGGAATATCTAAATCACTTTTATAACGTTTTGCAATTACATCATCTAATGTTTCTTCCTCTTCTTCGTCACCTCCCATGCCAAGGGCTGCAAGTCCGCTTAAACCTAAAGCACCAAGACCAAGTCTACCATAACTTAGACCCGCACCTTTTTCACCGCCTTGTCTAAACATGTTACCTATGCCACCTAGAAAACCATCACCACTTTTTATTTTATTAAATAAATTAAAACCTTTTGCTTTACTAGCACCACCAAGACCACTAAAAAATTTCCCATATGTGCTACCAGCTCCAAAACCTGTTGTTCCACCAAAGGCAGCTGGAGCAAAATAAGCGCCGGCTGCTAATAATGCTGCTTTACCTAATTTACTTTTAGTAACTTTTTTAACTGCTTTTTTAGCTTTTCTAAAAACTTTTTTAAAAAAGTATGATGGTATTCCTGTTTGATTAATAGGTTCTCCAGCACCTCCAAATGCTTTTAATAATGCTGCTTCATCTTCATTAATGTAGGCTAGTGACTCTCCTGGAAGCGCCATCTTTTCAGCATCATCTACTGTTACTTCTCCACCTTCAGAAAATCTCTGCATAGCTCCTGTCATATTAAAAGGGTTTTCCCCAAATTTCATAGCTTCTCTTCCTTCTAGTGCTGCATATAAATCAAAATCACTTTTTGTGCCTTCAATATCAGAAGGTACATTTATAGGTTTTTTTAAAATTGGAAGTATCGGATTATTGTCGCCACCTCCACCTGATGGTGGCCCTTTAGGTCCAATATTACCTGTTATTGTATTATAAGAATTTCTCATTGGATTATTAACAGGTCCAAAATATTGACTACCAATTCCTTGACCATAACCGCTAGTTAATAAACCTGTAACATCAGAAGCTATTTGTTTATCTTTTTCATATTGATTTTTTATTTCTCTGTCTATAGCAAATTTACTAAGTTGATTTGGATTAAAAAGAAAATTTGCTCCTCTTGCAAAATTGGTTTTAGTTTTACTTGGTGAATACTTATAGTCATCAGTTGGACTTCTAGTTGGTCCTTTAGGTCCTCTATTTATAGTAGCAAAATTTCCTCCAGAACCACCATCACCACCACCAGAATTGCCACCGCTATAACCACTGCCAACACCAGCTGCTTCAGATAAACTTTCAGAAACAGAACCTGGACCAGCTCCAAAATCAACGTAACTTTTAATACCTGTACCGTTTACATCTATACCAGCACCGCCCATTTTTTTTAAAAGTTTAGCTTCTTTTTTATTTATATAAGCTAGTTTTTCACCCTTAGGGGCTATACTATTTAATAATCGTTTTGCTGTTTGTGCTCTGGTTATGCTCATAGTTTTAAATAAGTTGTAAATAAGGCAGGAATAAAACCTGAATTATTACTTTACTTGGTTTCTCCAAACAAATCAAGGCTTGGCATAATAACTTTAACATCTCTTCTAATGTCCTCTTCTTTTACGCCTTTTTCCTTCCATTCTTCATCATTTTTATATACCTCACCAGTTTTAAGGTTCGATATGGTTTCTATAATCTTTTCCGGATATAATGTTTTCATTTTTCTCCTATGTTCTATCAAATTCTAATATTGCAACTGTTCCTTCAAAAACATCAGCCGTAGCTGCTTGCAGTTGTAGTTTGTCACTTTCTTCTAATATAATAGTTCCGTCAGCTATTGACTTTGAGTTACCACTATTTACAGTGTGTTCTGCAAATTGAAAACTAGTCGTTGCAGAGTTATCATATATAAAAGCTTTTATTTCAACGTTACCACCACCAACATTAGCTGTATGTATGTTTTGTACAATAGCTCTTGAGTTAGAAGGACAAGTATAAATGTCTGTCTTGTTAGTTGAGTTTAAATCAAATTGTGCGTTCTTATATCTATTGGCCACTGCTTCCCCCTGTACTAAACCATGTTAATCTTTGTTGCTCTTCTCTTAAGTCTTGTTGAAAAGTAGAATTTAATTTTTGTACTAGTCCGTCAAGATCTCTAATTAAAGCATCAGCTACATTTTGATTATAATCTTTACTAGGCCTTGTAAATACTAAAGTTATTTTTGCCATTATCTTCTACCGTCTGGTTGTATATCTAACCTAAAGCCACCTAATTTCCAACTTTGTGAACTTCCTGTGTTAGCAACTTTTAAAGCAACCGACCTTGCTCTTGCTCTTGTATCTATTTTAGTTGTAGTTGAACTAATTGTAAAGGGTCCAAGTGGAGAACTTGCTTGACTATTATTTGGATAATCTCTTAAATTTAAAGTGATTTGTGTGTTACCTGTTTGAGCTAAAAAGTCTGGTATAAATCTTCTTATCTTCATGAGAAATTCACCATCTCCATCAAGACCTCTTCTTTGATCAATATCATAATCTCCTGATTGTATGTTTGAAGCTATAGTTGTTGTTGCAGAAGATTTAACTTGATCTGTCCCTGTTTCGTGTTGATAGTATGTTGTAGCTCCTTCAGTATTTCCAATAACATCATAAGATGTTCCTGACGCATTAAATGAAGTTGCATGAGGTAAACCAAATACGGATGAGTCAACCCAAGTTGTTCTAGCTAAAGATCCTGTTGTCCATATAGGTCTTTGTGCAGATGACTCCATGTAATTATAAGTTACAGATCTATTAACTACTTCTGAAGATTGAGTAGGATAGAACCAATTAATTTCTCCAAACAAATTATTTAAACCTACGTTTATAAGTTGTGATGCTGTTGTGTTAATATCATCATAAACATAATCTTCTACTAAACAAACCATTGTTTCTAAATTACCAGAGTATTTAAAGAATCCATTTTCTGACATCCAATAAGCTGCACCATCTACTTCTAATGCTGCGTTCATACCAATCAATCCACAGTTTGTACCAACTTGTGCAAAAGCAAAAGTAAAAGGAGCACCTACAAATCGCATTGTAAATAATGAAGTATCTGTCCAAATATAAGTTGCATCTCTACCTCTAACAGCTCCTATGATCCGTGATCCATCGGCCAGTCTCTGTGTACCAGCAGTATTAACAGCAGTAGGTTCATAAACATTAATATTCTCTTGATCAGAAAATCTAATAAACATTTCATCTTGTGTTGATTGATCACCAATCGTTGTTTCTGTACCAAAGAATACTAAGTGTCGATCTGGTGTAGATACTAACATATCACGTGACGCTGTTGGTGCGCCAGATATAATTGTTGCTCTTGTTGCTACCGCATTAGCTGCGTTTGAATTCCATTCAAATACTTGTCCGTTATGAATTAAAGAAATAACATTATCACCGAAGTTATCAATTGACCATAGACCTGGATCTATAACTAAGTCTCCAGATGCTGCTTCACCCCATGCTACATAATCGGATGAGTTTGTAACTGCTACACCATTGCTGTGTATTGCTGCGGTTGTATTTCTTACACCTCTTGTAACACCTGTTAATTGATTACCTGTAATACCAGTGTAGGATATTTCTTCTGATCCTATTTGAACAAAGTTTGTTCCTGATGATGGAAATAAAGATGCATCTGTTAAAACAATTGTAGTTGTTGAAGCATTAATACCACCATTCAAAGTTGTAATAGCTTCTCCAGATACTGTTCCGCCCCATTGGCCTAGTCCATAACCAAAACCTGGCGCTTGTTCTGCTGGTCCTACACTATAATAAGCTTGAACTCTAATACCACCAGATGTTGTAGCACCTGATCCTGTTTCATTAGATGACATTGTGATAGTAACAGCTGTAGAAGATACAACAGTTGTTACCATAAACTTTTTATCATCAAAATCTGTTGCTGAATAATTAGAATTTGTAATAGCTGTAAAATTATCTAAGAATATAATATCACCTTGAACTAAACCATGGTCACCACTAAATGTTATTGTAACAACAGCAGATCCATTTGTTGTAGAAAAAGCGTTACTTAAACTTGTTGTTGTTCTAATCGGATGTATGTCATAAAAAACACCACCTGTGTAAGCATATAAAATTCTGTTTGTACCAATGATTGAAAATTTATTCCCTGATTTATTAACAATATGATGCATAGCTCTTGCTGCACCAGTCATATCATTCTCACCTAACTGTGCCCAGCCGCCTATCTTTTCAGGGGTATTGTACCTAAATCGTACATTGTCACCATCAACCCATTGCCCTTCAGCTTGTGTAGGTGTCAGTTGTTTATTGAATCCAGGCAAAAAGTTTAGTTTTTGTAACATAGATCTCCAGATTATATTAGATTGCGCTGATTATCAACGTTATTTGGGTATACCCAACATAGGTCTTTTATCATACAAATTGGTTTTTGCAAACCTTCCATCTGCATGATTATAGTGTAAAAACACTTGTCCGCAAAGCTTTCCTTCAAAAGGTTTTCTCCAATGCTCTAATTCACATCCAGAATAGATAAGCATATCACCAGGTTTTAAATTAACTTCTACACCTACTGGTGCGCCTGGTTTGATAATACCTTTGTATTCTTCAATAACATTATCTGCTCCTGTGGGATCTAGATAGATAGGCCAATGATCACCACCTAAACATAGAGTAGTAGATATCTCACAACTAGGTCTATCTTTGTGTCTGTTTAAAATATTGCCTGTTCTATAGAGTCTTGTGTATGAATAGGTAGGAACTAATTTAAGCCCTGTTTTCTTTTGCATTGTATCAATAGTTTTAACTAATAAGACTTCCATAAGTCTATCTGAATATTTTGCATAAGATCCTGGTACTTGTTTATCATGAAAGTTACCGACTAACGGATTACCTACATGTGTGGTATAATTGTTTATCATCCAATTATCAGCCTCTGCAGATATTTGTAAATATCTATAAGCAACGTCTGCTAGCTCTTTTGATATAGCACCACGTAAAACTTGATATTTATTTTTCTTAAAACTCATATTTGTATAAAGTTAAAGGACACTGATATACGCCAGTTCTTTTCGCCTTTTTCTGTATTTAAATTAATGTCTACGCCGTGAGGCAACCACGATGGAAAGAATATCATTCTTCCTTCTACAGGTGTATAAGCACATACTCTCCATAAAGCTTCAGGTATACCTTCAATTCTTCTAGGCATATGTGTATTTGGTCCTGGTCTTGGATCTTCTAAAAATAGTTTACCTGAGTTCTTAGGTACTTTAATATAATATACACCTGACCATAATGAGTTTGGGTGAGTGTGTGTTTTGTTGTAAGAATACGTAGGGTTGATATTAGCCCACATATTACCTAATCCTAATTTAGGTTGTACTCCATAATCTTTATTGCACTCTTCTGCCATTTTAAATAGTTCTTGAGTAAGAGGATTAAATTCTTTTTTCTTATCCATATCTGTTTTACTGTGCCAACCAAAGCCAGAGTTTGTTTTCTTTTCTCCTTCAGGATCAGCTTTCTTCCAAGCTTTGATATGTTTGAATAAGTATTTATTTAATTCTTTAGCATTAGGTAAATCGTAAAAATACACAGGAGTTGGAAATAATATTTTTCTATTAAGTTTCATTTTAATGGGGGTCCTCCAAACCACATTACCATAGATCTTCTTATACCTTTTTTAACAGGGGCTACTTTGTGTCTTAAAAATGATGCAAAGAATATAGCTTGACCTTGTTTCAAGGGTAGAGGCTTCTCGCCACCCATTTCTGAAAACATTAAATCGCCTCCAGTAAAATCTTTAGGGTCTGACAATAATAAAGTCATAGATATTTTTCTAATAGGGTTCTGGCCTTCTTGACCAAAAGCATTTAGATCCATATGCCAATCATAAAAACCACCTTTAGGATATTCTGTAAATTGTGCTGGCTCTGTAAGTGTTACACCATCAAAACCAAAATGATTTAGATTTACAATAGAGAGTTGATTCTCTATTTGTTTATACATCTCAGGCATCTTAGCAAAAGGTATCCAACTAATTGTTGTTACTCGCTTCTTCGTATCATGTGCGCCTTTAGCTCCTCCACCAACTAAAGCTTTCTCAGGTTTTTGCTGGTGTCCTGCATCTACAATCATCTGACATTGTTGTGGTGTGAATATTGGATCTGTAGTTGTGGCAACATAAGATTGCCATCTTGGCATTCTTGGTATCATTCGTTTTGTCCTGACCCTGTTCTTGAAGATACTGGATTATAATCAACATCAACATTACAAACTAAAGTTCTTCTTTTTTCTTTTGTACCATTAAAAGGATAAACACAGTG